TTTTTTTGCTCGGGAAGCGAACACCTAAATTACTGATTTTGCTTAATATTGGCTTCCCGAGAATTTTTCTCATTTACCTATATACTATTGAAAGATAAAGGAAAAATTAATCTCTGAAATATTAATACGCTTTTTCGGGAAGCGTGTCAACTCAGGAGGTAAAGTATGTAGGTTGCTATTAAGTGTTTCTTCGTGTGCTTGCTGAATTATAGAAAAGTTGATATATTAAATTGAGTTTACTGTTGATTGATTGTCTGGAGGTTGTCATGTACAGGTTTGGTAGCGCAATGGCTGAGGTGTATGAGTTTGTTAGCGGGATGTCGATTGGAGAGGTGCGATTTTTTGTGGTAGATGATTTCCGTGCCAATAACAGTATTGAAAAATTCAGGGCGAGCCTGTGCTGTGTTGCGAAAGATAATTCGTGGCTTTTTGTAACCAGAAAGATGGAAGAAGGCGAAGTGTCTGTTCGGAGAATTAAATGATGATTGGTTATGAAGATTACCGCAAATGTGGCTTCCCTATTATTGGAATCCATGCAATGGATATCGACCGCAATTGCACATGCGGTGATCCAGAATGCAATGCTGCCGGTAAGCATCCGGTTATGAGTAACTGGCAGCTTGGAGTTATATGGGCTGATGACCAGATTGAAAATATGGCTGAATATGGTCAATTGCAGTCATTCGGTGTCCTTGTGAATGGTTATCTGGTAGTTGATATTGATCCACGCAACGGAGGTAATGATGGATATGAATCACTTTGTGATGCCTTAGACGTAGAGCTTGCTGACGAAGCTGGCTTTACTGTTAAGACTGGTGGTGGTGGTCGCCACATCTATTACAAACTTCCTGAAGGAATAAAGCTGCGCTCTCATGACAGAAGGTTTAAGGGTATTGACTTTAAATCATCTGGTTTTGTTGTTGGCTGCGGCTCATTCCATAAGTCAGGTAACTTTTATGAAGCTGAGCATGGCTCCCCTTCAGAGATAACTGAATGTCCATCTGAACTTATTGAGCTTTTGTCGCGCCCTGAGAGAACGGAAGACGAAGTTTTCACGCTTGATAGTAAAAATTACAGCATTGCCGAAATGGAGGATATGCTCAAATACATCAAAGATGGTGATGAGTATGACCCATGGCTTCATGTAGGTATGGCTATCCACGAAGCTACAGAAGGCAATGGTTTTGAGCTTTGGGATAGATGGTCATCGCAGTTCAGCAAATACAGAGCTGAAGAGATGGACGCAAAATGGCATTCCTTTGGAAAGGACGGTGTTAGCGAAAAGATAACAGAAGCAACGCTGGTTTATCTCGCGCAAGAGGGAGGGTGGGTAAGGCAAGTAACTTTTGAGGCTACGCCAGAGGAAATTGAGAAACTTGAGTCTTTCGAACGAGAGATGGCAATGGGTGTTGGTGAATGCCCTGTAGAGTACAAAAGTGTTGATGTCCGTTATCCCCCTGGATTTGTTGGTCGCCTTACGGCGTGGATTAATAAGAACTGTGCAGAGAAGCGAGAGAACATTGCAGCACTTGCCGCATTGCATGCCGCATCCATGATTTGCGGAGCGTCATCTGATATTTATCTTACAAACAGGAAAGCCTTACCAAACCTGTTTGCTGTTGGCATAGCTGGTTCAGGTTCAGGTAAGGGTGATGTCCTTGCTGCGCTACAAAAGATAATTGATTGCTCAGGATTGAGTAAGACAGTTGCCGGTAAGATACGTTCAGAGCGTGCGATATATGAAGGTCTTTGCGCTAACCAGATGTTTAATATCATCATGGATGAGATTGGGATAAAACTTGGTAGTGTTGTTGGTCAGAAAGTAAGCGAGTACAACATGGCAACCGCTGGTGCAATCATGGAGGCTTACACGTCAGAAGTTCTTTATTGTGACCAGCGGGTTACTGAGGATTTCATTAAGTCTTTCGAAAAGAGAAAGGCTATGCTGTTGATGGCTATTGAGGAAAATGAGATACAGGCAGACCCAGTTGACATTAAGTGTCAGTTTGATGATGTGATAAACAGAATTGATGGAGCTATAAGGAATCCATTTTTTTCAATCTTTGGTGTGTCTACTGATGATCAGTTTAAGCGACTTATCACTGAAGAAAACATTAAGTCAGGTCTTATGGGTCGCGCAATGATTATGCAGGAGTTGCAGGAGATTGCTGACGAAAACGAAAACGTTAACTACTGTGATCTACCTATGGATATGCAACTGACCATAAAAACAATAATAAATGGCGGAACGGCTGGGCACAAAAACTGGACAGACTCAATAATCAGTCAAAAAGAAAGACGGATTATAAAAGCTACGCCTGAAGTTTCTCAGCTCGCTAAGGAGTTCTTCTCATGGATTAAAACCGTTGCAAGAAAGCATGTAGAAAATGGTACTGGTTATCACCCATTGATAAACAGATGCGCCGTGAAGGTGGCAAAGATTGCTGGCATTCTCGCGTGCGATACTGGCGTCATAACCATGGAGCACTTGAGGTATGCGGTAGCATTAACAATTAAATCAACAAGCGATCTGATGATGCGTGCTGACAGTATCGCCGGAGCGAAGTCTAAAGCTATGGAAGAAAGAATTGAAGGTATTTTCTCCATGGTTAAAGAATATGTGAAGCGTGGAATGACCAAAACAGCAATGGTTAGAGGGGTAGCAAAAGAAGGTGGGTATAAACGTGCTGATGTCGAGAGGTGCGTAGAGAAGTTGTTATCAGATGGTATTATTTGCATTGATGAAAATGCAAAAAGAACATCTCACAACGTAATAATTTACAAATTAACAAATGATGAGGTTGAGATATGATTAATTACAAGTATCTGGTGATGAGAGGTTTGTATGACTATTTTGAGTCAGAAAATCCTGAGCGCGCACACGATAACGCAATATCCATGATGACAGGAAAGCACCTGATGGAAGTTTACTACTGGAAAATGCCTGTATTCCGCTGCAATATGGGTATCTGCATTGATGATGACGTACTGTTTTGTCGAATACAATATGAAAACAATGTTGGCATAGTGACAGCGTCGTACAGGGATGTTGCAAGGAAATCCGGAAACTGGCATCCAAGCGAAGTATTTGCTGGTGACGCACTATTTAATTTCTGCAAGGCGTTTGGTGTTTTGTATGAGGATGTAAGCAAAGAGTATAGCGGAAGGCGTGAGAAAGATAGCTTGAGTTCCAAGGGTGTGATTAACTACAAGGATAAAAACCATGTGTAACACAATGAGAACAATATCAGGCGAACTTTGTCGCTCAGAAGGTTCATGGCATTTCATGCCGAATGGTTATTCGCCATGGTTTTTCTGGAGCGGGATTAACAAAGCATGGATTCTATCTAATTACCACGTGATTGATGATTACTGGCACAGATTTTGTGTTGGTTATGTTGATATTTCAAAATTGATGATTAAGTGAGGATAAGAAAATGAATGTGAAAGATAAAGTTTTATACGTGATGAGAAAGAGAAAATCCATTGAGGAGGAGACACTTGGGATTTGTCGCAAGTTCTCCGTGGCTACGTGGAATCTCCGTCTATCGATGGTGAATGAATTTCCTGATGATGAATGGACAACAGCAAAGTTACGGAAGGTTCTGATTTCTCTTTGTAAGGATGGCATTGTATCAAAGGATTTAAATAACAGTCGCATTGGTAATTCAGTTTGGATTCTGGAGGAAAACTGATGGCTAACTTGCAACTTGCCGTCAAAGGCGAATACTTCGATGCCATGATTCGTGGAGAGAAAACGGAAGAGTATCGCCTGTGCAATGACTACTGGAATAAACGAATTATGTTCCGGGAATATGACCGCCTGATTATCACAAAGGGATATCCGAAGCGCGACGATTCCAGTCGAAGAATTGATGTTCTGTATGGCGGATATGAAATCAAGACAATCACACACCCCCACTTCGGCGATAAACCGGTAAAGGTATACGCAATAAAAGTTAACATCAAAGCATAACAAAAAGCCCGCAAACGCGGGCTTTATTATTTAACAATCCATTTTGTAACAGCTGGCCTTAAATCTTCCTTTCTGAAGAGTCCACCAGTAAGTTTTTCGGCATCAATTGCTGCTGTAGCGCTAATTCTTCCCCTTGACACCCACTGATTGACAGCCTGTTTTGACACACCAAGAAACCTTGCTAGTTGTGATTGCCCTCCAACATAATCAATCAGCTCTGATAGCTTCGTCTGTTCCATTTCTCTTATCTGTTCTGCGATGCTTTTCATGTGTTTACCTCTGCTATCTGTATGCAGCAATAATGAACTCAAAAAAAATTTTCGTCAAGGTATTGCGTTTACCATCACGTTGACGTATCTTTAAGTCACACCAGCGATATGCTGAGTTAAATCGAGAGGACACTATGAGCTTATCAATGATTCAAAAACCAAAACCAGCTGCACCAATCATAACATTGGTTGGTACTCCAGGTGTAGGCAAGACAACTCTTGCTGCGCTATTCCCAAACCCAGTGTTTATTCAGGCTGAAGAGATCACTGGTGTTTTTGACGACTGGGATGATGAAAAGAAACCAGATTCATTTCCTGTACTGAAGCGAGCTGATGCTAAACGCAAAACAAGCACAAAGGATGATTTGCTGTCACAGCTACGCGCATTAATTACTGAGGAACATAATTACAAAACGCTTGTAATTGACTCAATCACAAGCCTGCATTCAATGTTTGAGCATGAGGTTTGTGAAAACTACGGTGTTGACAATGTGGGTTCTGCGGCTGGTGGTTACAACAAAGGATATATTGTTGTTTCTGAAATGCACGCTGAAATAATAAATGCATGTAAGTATCTTCGCAAAGAAAAAGGGATGAGCATTATTTATCTTGCACACGCAGGTGTTAAAAAGATGAAGAATCGCCCTGATGCTGATGAATACACCGTTTACACACTTGACATGCATGACGCTTCAGTTTCTGGTTATGTGAATCTGAGTGATGCTGTTATTTACATCAGGAATGAGGAGTTTGTGAAAGGGACTGAGACTGATAAGAAAGGGCAAGTCACCAAGTTTGGGAAGGTTGTTCAGACTGGTCAGCGAGTTCTTATTACCTCTGGCGACGGTCGGGTTGGATATGTTAATGCAAAAAACAGATACAACCTTGAGCCTGAAATTCCTTTTGAAAAAGGTGAGAACCCACTTTTGAGTGATATTAAATATTATGCATCTCTACGAGATAACCAAACAGCTTAATGAACTGCTGGCGATGGAGGATATTCCACGGGATCAGATTGAAGATACCATCAATCTTATTGAAGAGGAGTTTGAAGGAAAGGCTGAAATGGTCGCTGCTTACATTCGTGAGCTTGAAGCTGATGAAGCTGGACTTAAATCCGAGATTGACCGTCTTTCTGAGCGTAAGCGTGTTTTAGTTGCTAAGATTGATAACCTTAAAGATTATCTTCGTCAGAACATGATGGCGTCAGGAAAGACAAACATCAAAGGTAAGTTGTTCAGTATCACGCTTGGAAAACCATCACCAGTTCTTGATGTGTTTGTCCCTGTTGAGCAGCTTCCTGAGCAGTACCGCGTTGTGAAAGTGTCGGCAGATAACGCAGCAATTAAAAATGCGATAAAAGCCGGGATTGAAATTAATGGTTGCGCCATCACCGACGGCAAACCGAAACTGATCATCAAATAAATCGAGAGGACACAAAAATGGGTTTCTGGAATCTTTCTGACGGTAAAGCTGTTGAATCTAAATCTGAATTTGAACTGGGTGGTGGTTTCGAAGTAATTCCTGATGGTAGCCGCGTTCTTGCTGCCGTTGAAGAATGTAAAGACGACCAGTGGGAAGGTGAGCGATTCTTCAATCTTAAGTGGCGAATCCTTGAGGGTGAGTATAAAAATCGCATCATCTTTCAGAAGCTGAAGGTATTTAGTTCAAAAGAGAAACAGCGTGATAATGCTATCACTATGCTTGCAGCAATTGACGCAAACGCTGGTGGTAAGCTGATGGCATCAGGGAAAGAGCCGACTGATTTTGCTATTGCCAGCGCGCTTGCAAATCGCCCGATGATTCTTCTTCTGCGCGTTTGGGAGTCTGAGGATAAGCAAAAAACTGGCAACTATGTGGCTGGTGTTTTCAGTCGTCAACAGACAAAAGCAGCGCCTGCTCCTAAGCAATCAGCGCCATCTAACGAGCCGCCGATGGACTTCGACGACGACATTCCGTTTTAATTTAGATTGTAATGACAGGGCCATTCGTGGCCCTTTTTATTCGAGAGGACACTATGAAAGTACAGCTTAGAACATACCAACAAGAAGCTGTTGATTCTGTTATAGGTCATATTCGTTCAAGCGTTTCATCGTGCATGATCATCTTGCCTACAGGGTCTGGAAAAAGCGTTGTTGTTGCATCAATCGCCGATTGGGTATTTAAAAATACTGGAAAGCGCGTTCTGTGTGTTGCACCAACAAGCGAGTTAGTTGTTCAAAACAGGCAGCGGTATCTTTCTCTAACAGGAGAGCCAGCCAGCATGTTCAGTGCAAAGGCTGGACCAAAAAACCTGCGTCATCCGGTGGTGTTTGGTTCACCAGTTACAATCAAGAACTCAATAGAGATGTTTGGTGATAAGTATGGCGCTGTCATTATTGATGAATGTGATGGAATAACACCAACCATTAAATTTATTATTAATGAAATGAAGCGTCGCAATCCAAAACTGCGTGTTATTGGAATGACCGCTACTCCTTATCGCCTTGGAACTGGATACATCTACAAAGAGCACTATTTAGACGGTCCCACAGATGAAGAAACGGCAATTGACCCATATTACGACAAAGTCGTTTATGAGCTTGAGGCTAAATTCCTCATTGAACACGGATACCTTACGCCGCCAGTTACAGAGCCTGTTTTTGATGAATATGATACGTCTTGTCTTGAAAAGGATAAGTTGGGTCGTTACACGACAGCTTCAGTTGAAAAGGCAATGGTTGGAAAAGGAAGGAAAACATCACGTATTGTTGAAGATATTATCCGTCGCTCTGTTAATCGGCGCGGAACGATGATTTTTGCCAGCACCAAGAAACACGCTATGGAGATAATGGAGTCACTTCCTCCCGGTTCTTATAGTTATGTTTTTGGTGATATGCCGACAGCGGAACGCAATAAGGCAATATCAGACTTCAAGACGCAAAAAGTTAAATACATCGTCAACCAGAATATCCTTACTGTAGGGGTTGATGTTCCTCATTGTGATCACATAGCAGTAATGAGAGCCACAGAATCACCAAGGCTCTACCAGCAAATAATTGGCAGGGGGACGCGTCTTTATGAAGGAAAGGAAGATTTTCTTGTCAGCGATTACGCAGGCAACATCCAGCGCCACTTTTCCGAGACTGGGGACTTGTTTACTCCAGAAATAAAAGCAACAAGGAAAAAACCATCAGTGCCAATGGATGTAAAATGCCCGTTATGTGGTTTTATCAATGAATTTGGCGTGCGCCCAAATCCGGAAAATCTGGAAGTTGACAAAGAAGGTTACTGGCTTGATTTGGCTGGTGACAGAGTGATGATTGATATTTTTGATAAGTCAGGTGAAAAAATTGGAAGCAAGCCTATGCCTGCTCATTTTGGCAGAAGATGTAAAAACTACGTTATGCAAGGTCCACTAAGGGAAATGCACAGATGTACTTATAAATGGTCGGTAAAAGAGTGTCCTGATTGTGGGTTTGAAAATGATATAGCAGCAAGAAATTGCACATCATGCGGAGCTGAAATCATTGACCCCAATCAAAAGCTAAAGGAAGAAGCTGACAGGCTTGATTCTTCTCCTTATGCAACCAAGCAATCAAGCGTAACTATGATGAACATTATGAAGCATTACGTTTCAAGTGGCGAGGATTTGGTGCACGTAAAATTTGCTATTGAACAGAAGCCATTTTTTGTTAGCAAGTTCTACAATCCAAACTCTGAGAAGGAATGGATGAAGAAGGAGTGGGAAGAGTTTTGCGGTAAGTGCTTTGGTGAATCCGATATGTCAATTGATGATGCAATAGCAAAAAGAGATGAAGCTGTCGCACCATCGGTGATCATGTTCAGAAGAGATAAAGGAAGTAAATATTTCAACGTTAAAGGCATGTATTGGGGGGTATTATGATTTTTCCAGAAGGCATTAAGGTATATGGAAATTTAGATTACAGGAACAAAAAGTGTCCGTCAGAAGATGCTGAACTGGAGACTTTTGTCAATCAGATAAGGAAGCTATATCCTGACTTTGCAAGAGTTATGATTCATGTGCCAAATGAAGGAAAGCGTAAAGGGTATGAAGTTGAAAACCTGAAGAAAAAAGGCTCGCTAAACTTCGGGGCGTCAGACATCATTATCATCGGAAAGCAATCATTCGTTATGGAGATGAAGAGAATGGATCATACTTTATCAAAATGGCAGCCCGGTCAAATGGCATACCTTAAGGCAGCAAAAGAATTAGGTTCCTTCGCGTGTGTATGCCTTGGTTGGGAAGCTGCAATAATGGCATTTAACGACTGGAGAGCAATGAATTACCCAAACTATAAAAAAACATCAGATCCATTGATATTTGATGGTTTTTAACAGCCACGCCAGCAATCAGGCCAACAACCGCAACGACAACAACAGCCGCCAAAACAACAAGTCCCACAAGGAGGCAATGAGCCCCCAATGGACTTCGACGACGACATTCCGTTCTGATGATAAAACTAACCCCGCCGAAGCGGGGTTTATTGTTGTTATACAAGCCTTGTAACACTAAAAGCGAATGCGCTTGCTATGCCTGCGCCGCTGACAGTGTTCCTCAGTGTAACCCTGAAGCTGGTTGTGCTGCTATATATAACATCACAACTCACGGAATCAGGGGCTGATATTGGCGTTATCTGTACCACATAACCATTAGCTGACGTGGATAATTGCTGAGAAAATGTCACATCATAAACGCCTGTAGTTACCATGTTTACTGAGGATACACCAGGTGCTACATCAATACTGCCATTTGAGTTAATCCTCCCAGAACGAGGAATGCTGCCAGAGGAAACGGATGTTGCTTTACTTGTTTGCTCCATGAAAGTACAGCCAATATCAATTACTTCGCAGTTAGCGCCGGTAACCCAGTACGGTCGTGCGCTGCTTGGTACGTAAGAACCTACGCTCTGGAATGTAGTACCGTTGAGAATTACAGTTACTTTCCCCCCACCAGAACTTGTAATGCTTAAGTTGTTTACTGTATACGCCGTACTACTAACACGATGGAAGTTGCCGCCGTTAATAATTACGGTGACGGGTCTTGTTCCTGTGTTGTCAATGGCAAGGTCAGAACCACCGGCGTTAGCCTCGAAATACGGGTTATTAAGCACCAAAGCGCACGACCCATTAAGGCCGTTCACAGCAATCTGCATACCCCCAGTACCAGAATCCCCTTGTGTGCCGTTACCTTCACAGGTAAGGCTATTGATGGTAGTACCTGCACCCCACCTATCACCAAGAATGCCCCACTGTGTATTCTGGCTTGCTGTTAATCTGTTGACAGTAATTGCATTAAGCTCAGATTCATCACCAGTATTAAGAACTCGCCATCCGATTCTATTTGACTGGAGGTACACATTATCCAACTCTGCTGTTAATACAGAGTCTGTTCGTAAACCTTCTCCGTTGGTATGTCCGTAAGATACTATGTTCTCTAACTTGGTATATGCTTTCTTGGTTACGAGAAGACCGTAAGACGTTGCTGATCCTTTAAGCGTAATATTCCCGAGATAATCATATGCATGCACTCGTTGGGTTGCCCCGACGGTATCCCCTAGCATCTTGAGGTTAAAATCAGCAACCTGACAATTAAAGATGGTTTCTGCCATGTTCTCGCCTACGTAATGGGCGCGCACTCCTGGAGAGCCTATAAACGTAGCGTCATAGTTGCCGTAATCGAGGGTAAGTGCTGAGGATACATCATACACCCCTTGTTTTATTTTTAACGTGCCACCAAGAGGCCATTTGGTAAGAGGATCCTGGTATATTGTGTTATTAATATCATCCAAAGCCTCTTGCACATTACTACCGTCGCTTGTCCCAATTAAAGAACACCCTCTTCCATCGTCTGTGCTTGATAGGTCTGCTCTCAAACTTCCATCGCCAACACTTAGCCATGCGCCTGAACCAACACCACCAGCAGTTTCTGGAGTTGAGCCAGAAGAAACAGTTTTAGGAAAATCGCCGTCCCAACGATAATATTCGCCAGTGGCTTCATATCGCAGCACCTGATTAGGCAACGTCAGTGTTGCGCCATCTTCAAAACCATCCATCGTTATGTAACCATAGCTACGAATGGCATCTTGTGTTGTTTTTTGAAAACCAGCCATTGTCCAGCGTTGCTTACCAAAGCGATCGGTATAGTAATGCGCGTCAGAGTTGACAACTTCGTCTATTTTGCCAGCATTAAATTTCAAATCGCGCGGGTCTTCGCTTGGGATTGGATTATTTGTTGGTACGGTAGCCATTATAATAAATGCTCCTTTGTGAATTTGATGTATATTGTATCACGATGACGAGATGACATATTCGTACATCTCATCAGAGTATTCACTCATCGTCAGCGTCGTTGTGCCGTCGCTACCGGGATTCTTCTGACTGACAACCCACAAAGTGGTGTCCAGTTCTTTCTCTGTGCTCAGAACGTAACGAGATTCAGATTGCACGCTCGTTCCGTCCCATATATTTAGCTGAAAATCAGACGGCAGGTTGCATGTGAATGTATGCAATCCGGTTACTGTTGCTGGCAATCTGCCTGACACGCTGCCATCAGAACTGGTAATCACAACGTAGAGATTGTCATCAGCGGTTAACTGCTCACTGGTTGTGAACGTGTTTCCGTTGCGCGCCTCAATAACGCCAGTCTGCTGCACATCATCATACATATCGACAACCTGAATCATGTCGCCTACGTTAACCCACTCTCCATCCGCCAGTGCTTTAATCTCCATGCTGCGACGAGAATAAATCAGTCTGCGACATTCAAGGATTGCGCGATCAACAGCCTGATAGCGGTTGCGCACATAAAGCATGTCGAATTTCTTCGCTTTAGTTGGCTCGCCTTCGACTATTCCGCTATCGGTAATTCGATAATAAACGTTGGCCTGCTTATTTGTTGTTGGGTCGCGATATTCGACGTTAACGCCATCATAAGTGCCGGGAAGGCTAATGTCATAACTCAGCTTGTACCCGTCGCTCTGCGTGTTTCTGGTGTTGAATACAGTTGCCGGATAGTCTCGCTTTTCATCACGAGAGAAGCTCATCACGCCATCATCCCAGAATGCAGTAACACGAGCCGCGTCGCATATTGTCTGCAGGCGTTCGCCGATACTCTTATCCTCATCGTCAAACGTGTAATCGAAATAACCAAGTCGCTCATCAGGAAGGCTATCGGCAATTTCATACAGCCTCACGATGTCGATCGTGTTTTCTGGATTGCCAGCGGTAATTAGCCAGTTATGCAGAACAGCATCAGCAAAGCTGCGTGATGGCGCAAGTGTGTAGCGCACCGTGCCAGCATCTCGGTTGTATCCGATGGTATGGCGCGTTATTAATGCATTATATTTCCTGTCACGGCTGCCTGTGGCGTTCTCTGTTGCTCGCACGACAACCTTAACCACGGTGTCATCTGAATACGAGACGTTTGTTCTCGTGACGATTGAGTGAATTTCCTCAAGCTGAAGGATTGACGTGTCGGAACTGTTGTTTGTCCGTCGCATCTGAATCGCATATCGACCGGTGCCAGCAGATGGGGTTAACTTTATCGTGTAATAGAACGTGTCGTTTCTGTCCACGTCCCGATAATAGTTCATTGACTGATATGTTCCGGGAATCTGAACGTTATCGTCATCAATCTTCCACCACTCAATGAGCACGCTGAAATCATTGCCATCATTGGTCTGGTGTTGCAGGTGCACCCAAAGCTGATCACCATCAATCGGTGAAAAGTACGGACCGGAAACAATCGGCTGGTTATCTGTCAGATTGAAATAGGTGTTATTAATCGTCACGCCACTCAGTGATGATATTGGTGCGCCTGAGTAGTTGATGCTGTTAATAATAAATGTGTACCAGTAGTTTGCTGGTGGCAGCCCGCCATCGTCAGTTTCTGTTGCAGATACAAGTCTGCCTGATAGCGTAACGTTTTCGGTTACAGATGCGCCGCCACCTTGCGCGTAAGTGATATTCAGCTTAAACACCACATCATGAGGCATGGTTAAGTCAACGAAGTAATTAAATGCCGGATCCTTTGGTATCTTGACTGCTATCTGACCGCCAGCAAATTCCGTTTCCGTTACCGTGGTAGTTGTTGCAGTCTCAATGACCACTGGTGGCGGGTCGGTATCCAGTTCGTTTGGTCCGTAAAGCTCCTGCCCATCAACATCATCAAATGCGTAAGGTTCGTACACAACAGGAATAACTTCTCCCGGCTGATAAATTGTATAGCTCGCACCAGCCAGTGATCCGAGGTTTGATTCTGAGTAACGAACGGATGATACATCATACTTACCGAGGCCAAAGTTCATGAACTCAGTGACATATTTAATATTATTGATGTATTCGAATAGAGACTCCTGAAGCAAATCAGGGAACGCGCGAATCTGCCCGAAGTTATCAGGGCGCGCCTCGCCGTTGCGCGCGATGTTGGTCTGCGCTTTCAGGCTGGTGTTAGGTGATGTTTTCGAGCTGGTATCCGTTTTTGGCGTTGATACTTTCGGTGTAAGGAATGAGAAAATCTTCGTTACTGGTTTCAGTATCGCACCGATAAGGTCTCCTATTGCGCCGGATGGCTGGCAATAAACATTTACCACGTCGCCATCGCGCAGGCAGAATGAAAGCTCATCATCTTCACCAAGCACCCTGCCGTTTACCGTAATTGAAATGCTGGCTGGCAGGTTGGATTTATTAAGCCACTTCCACAGGTTTGTACCCGCTGGCACAATCCCCGTTTCTTTCGGCGTGCCCGGCATCTTCTGAACATGAATTACTGGCATAGGTGAGAAACCTTAACTTTGTTGATATTTTTTCGAGTGTTCGCAGCCTGTCAAATCTGACCGCTGTTTTTTCTCGCGCATGAAGTATTCTATCACGCCCCCATATCATGGCGATGTGCACAGGGACGCTGCCGCGATATGCCACGACAACATCGCCTGTTGCTGGTGACTGCGTATCGTGCCAGAAAGTCACTTCACTATCGAAACAGGTAACAAAAGAGCCGCCATTATCGTAGCTGTCGTCATGATGAATATTGATGCCACGACACAGACGGTAATAAAGCACCACCAGCCCCCAACAATCTACAGCGTCAACATGGCAGCACCTGTCATTGTATGGTTTGCCAAACATTAACTGCGAAAATTCTTCATCAGACATTACGCAGCCCGGGGAATTGAGCGATGTCATAAAGTTTTGCCACGTTTCCTTTGATTGGGTTTTTGATTGACAGCGCTACGGTAACATCAGAACCATCCATAGCCACATCGCTTACGTACAGGCGATATGGCTTCAGTGGTGTATTCGTATCAGTCTCTTCAAATCGCTGATACAGTGCGCTGATTGGCTCAATGCGACCGGAACCAGTCCACAGTTTCAGGTATTGCTTGAAGTCATTAGCAAGACGAGCAAACTTGACGGTTGCATTAATCGCGGGTGTATTCGACTGCTGAGACTGTGTGATGTCCATACGCACTGGCGAATAAGTTTCACCGCCAAGCACCATTTCATCCAGTACGTTAGCCACAAGTCGCACGTAGCCAAATGACGAGTGGTAAAACGTTATTGTATCAAACAACGCCCAGTTAGGGCGTTTTGCTTTGTAATCACGTAATGATGGCATCGGTACACCTTACTGTCAGACGTTGAATTTTATTGTTGTGATATATTTACTACCCCACGCAGAATCCGCCTGCGGGATAACAGCGTAGTTATCTACGGCAGGAACGTTTATGGTAGAACTGTCGGAATAGGTAATGTCGATGCTTGTTGCGCCGTTCATTACTACTTTTGCCGATGCCGTAGGTCTGGTTACTGGTGATGCCTCGGTAGCTATTGGTGACATAGACGCACCGGTGGAATCGCTTTGCGGCGCGCAAACGAGAATTCCACTCACACCATCTCCAGCAAATGTGGCTGAGTTTGAGTCGTCATGAACCCAAATCTGCATAGCAATGGCGCTGTATCCCCCTTCTGTTGGTGTTACTATTTCTGAGAACCTGAACCACCCGCCACCAAGATTTTCTATAGAAGAGTTGGCGCTGCCGCCGATAATAACTCCGCTAAGCAGATTTACGGTAACATCTGCTACAAATACCGCGTTATTAGCGATTCGTATACGAACATTGCGATACCCGTCTGCCTTAGCTATAACACTGAAGGTGCATACCTCCCCCTCAAGAATTTCAAATACCGGGAGCTGAGCGACGAGGTGAGTGTTGCTATCTGTCGTTGGGGTTAATTTAAAACAACCATTAACCAACATTCCGGTTTGCGGTGACGGGGTTATTGACATGCGTGTACGGGCCCACACCACGTTAGTCAGGTTAGTGTTATATAGTATAACGTTCTTAGATGTATTTTCCGGCGGCACACGCCCGACAGCAACCCCATCAATAAACGTAAGAGGCCATTCATTGGCGGCGGACTGTACAAGATTGCCGTTGCGGTTGATGTAGTAAACCTGTGGCCCATCATACACAATGCGGCTATCAAGCGTAGATGACAGCATGTTAATTGGCATATGCAATATCGGCGTCATATAGACTTGCGGGAGTTCGCGGTTAACAACTTCATCAAGCCATCCATACCATCTGTAATCCAATTCAACCAGAACATCATCAAACTCATCCATCGTGTTATTGAGCTTTTTAGCGATAACATTGCCAGTCCACGTCACCACGCCACCATCAATACTGGTCTGTACAGGATAGTCGGTAAAATGCAGCGTCTGCTCCTGCAATCCGCTTCCGCCGAGGTCAATCATCATGGTGAACCAGTTGTTGCACTTATTCAGGTAGCGTGAGCTACGCAACCACTGGATAAATGCACGTTCCTCAGCCAGTGTAAAAACCCACGTCAGGCTCCATGTGGCTACAATGTCAGTTGTCAGCTTCTGAAAAATTGGTGCCCCAACAGCAGGCTGGTCGCTGCGGAACGGGGTTTGCTGTGTCAGGTTTTTACTGGCTCGTTGTGCGAGTGGTATCCAGTCAGGGTATTTGATGATAGCCATTATTCGGTTGCTCTCCGGTTTGCTGAGTAGTTGCGGCTAATGCTTTGCCCTATGGGGCCGTTGTTTTCGATGTCACTAATGATAGTCTCAATTGTCACGCTGCCATCACCATTATCCCTGGCGCTGCTGCTAACCTGAGCAGAGCTGTTGTTGATAACGTTATTATAAACCACAACGCCCCCGCCACCTCCGGTAAGGTCTTTGTTGCTAATAACACGACCGCTATCTCCGGGAATCATATACTGATGCCCATTAGAAGCCTGGAATATCTCTGGCAGGTTGTTCTCGCCGACCCTATACATCGAGCCTTCCTGTGCTGGGCCGCCATTTTTAAGTGCTCCAGCAATGGATAGCGTCTTAGCCAAACCAACGGTGGCTGACATCCCAGCCATCGCTGGTGCTGAGTTTGTCCCAGCCGTTGCAAGTGATGTCATAGCCGCTGCCGGGGCCATTGCGGCCGATATTGCTGCAGCTTGAGCAATTGTTGCAGCAGAAGCCGCCGCCATGCCAGCTTGACCCATTATCACCGACTGCGCCCACTGAATACCCATTTGCACAAACGCATTGATAACACTTGACAGGATGTTTGAGCCAATTGATCGAAGAGCCTCTGATACAGACATTGAGCCAGTAAGGATGCCAGTTAACGCGTTTCCAGCAGTCTGCCCGAAAGCATCAAAAGCTGCTGCGGCTGCTTGTGTGGCTGCGTTCTGTTGGCTCCATTCCTGCCACATAGCGTCCATTCGCTGCTGGCGGTATTGTTCTTCAATGGTGGCTCTGGTTTGTTGAATCTCAGCCATCTTTTGAGGGTATGCTTTGGCATACGCATCCAAATCAGCCATATCCTTCTGATAGGATGTTTCTACAGCAAACATTGGTGATGCTTTCGATTTTAGTGCACTGTACCCTTTTACAGCATCTATTCTTTCCTTCTCCGCTGCCGCCTGTTCCTTCAGCGCATTCTTCTGGTCCCAAATCTTCGCAGCGTACTCGCCAGCAAGTTTAATTTGCTCCTGTGTGGCGGCTTTGCCAAGCGACTGTTGCGCATTGAGGATGGCTTGCTCGCGGGAGAGTTCGCCGGTAGATGTGGCATTGAGCATGGTTTGCTGGCGTAATTTTTCCAGCTTTTCAGCTACTGACTCAGCCTGCCTTTCTTCTGCGCTTTTGCCCTTTCCTTTCCCTTTTTTGTCTTTTGTTGGTGCTTGTGCAATCTTCAGGTGTTTTGTTGCTTCAGCCTGTTTCTTTGTCTGCTCGTAACCTTCTGCTGATGCCTTAACGAATCGCTCGACCTGATCGTTATATTGTTTTTGCTTCTCAATGTCATCATCACCGAAAAGCGCATCAACTCCCATTTGCGCCCACGCGCCCGGGTTTAACTTCGAGATAACCGTGGCTAGAGATAAAATCTTATCGCTTGTGCTGGTTGATTTGTCGCCGAGGAAATCAATATATTTTGCCAGCTGGTCGATAATCTCTACCGCTGTTTTTGATGCACCAGTGGCATCGTTAACGGCAACCACAAGTTTGGAGAATGAAACTTCCAGAGAACCAACAGCCTGATCCATTGTGCGAGGAAGTTTTTCAAACTCAGCATTGACGACGCTTGTCCTGTCCTGAATTGCATTCAGTGCATCTTCTGCCGTCAGCTTGCCGTCAAGCATTCTGGCGCGAAGCTCACCCATTGAGATGCCAAGACCCGCCGCTATCTGGCGTGCAAGCTCAGGCATCTGCTCAAGGATTGAGTTAAATTCTTCTGCACGGATTGTGCCAGATGCGATTGACTGACCGAACTGGCGCAGGGCGTTAGCCATTTCCTCAGTTGATGACCCGCCGATTCGACCTATTTTTTGCAGGGTATCGGTAAGGTTCAGAACCTGCGCATTTGTCGCGCCAGCCTCTTTCAGTGATGACGTCAATGTTTCCCACAGCTTAGTGGTGTCGCTGAGGCTTGCGCCAGTGGTCGAGGCGATATTTGCCAGTGAACTGAATGTTTCGTTCGCGGTTTTCGCGTCAGTTGACAGGCGAGCAATCCTTGCCTGAAGCTGCGTCATGTTATCAGCAACCTCAAGGAATCGCTTTCCCCATTCGATAATCAGTGACACGGATATTGCGCCAGCCAACATCGACATGCTGGTTTTAAGCCCTGAAGCTGCGCCGCCAGCATTCTTCATTCCGCTGCCAGCATTGCGCGCGCCTTTATCCAGCTTGTTGAACTCTCCTGTAGTCTTGTTTAGTGATGATTCAAGGTCATCCAGAGTCTTGTTGGCTGTTGTCGCGCCAGCTTTCAGGCCTTTAACATCCATCCCGACTTCATAGACAATTCCGCCGACTTCTTCAGCCATTATGTATTCCTCGCTTTTTTCGCTTTGCGTTCAGCCAGTGCCTTCATGCGCTCGCGGTCTGCTTTAGCCTGATCGTACTCTGCCGCTCGCTCTTCTTTCGTTAACCCTTTCGGCTCTGGATATTTATTCTTAATCATCATCTGAAACTCTGTCATAGACAGGTTTTCTGCCTCATCGCGCGTCATGTCGAAATGCGTGCGTGCTGAGATGATGTATTGCGACGCATGAAACTCATTTGTGGTTTTCTTGCCCTGCTCTTCCAGACGCTCAGGCACTTTGAGGGGAGACTTGCCAATGATACCGTGCTCCATCAGGTTCCGCGCAATAATAATAATGTCGTTCACTGGCATGATGCCCGGCACGTATCGCACGCCACGCGGAGTTGGCTTCCACCCACCAATCAGCACCGAAGCATCATCTTCGCAACATGACTGCATGACAATATAGGCCGCGCTTAGCACATGGCGACCATACACTGGTTTACTGATGGTTTTCATAACCTGCATCTGCGCGCCAAATGGCAGGCATTCGACGTGCTGCAATGGCGCAACATAATCAATGCCATTGAGCTTAGCGTATACCTCAACGATTTCCTTTGGTGTGCCAATTTCATTCATTGCGCGGAATGATGGCTTAAAGAAAAAACTCTTGTCGGAAAGCGAGATGCGCATCTCTCCGATTTCTGTTAGTGGCGTGCGATTGCTCATGTTTTGCATCCTGAATTTGACTGATGTTGATTATATCATCTCAGTGGTGTTGACACCTGTGAGGCGGTGATGTAGATTCAATTCATCGAAACGAGATATGAATGAGGTGATTTATGAAAATTAAAATGTTGATTGCATCTGCTTTACTGGTTTCTTCTTTTTCCGTCAGCGCAACATCAGAGACGTGTAAGAACATTGGCGACATCGCATTAAACACGGCTGAAGTTCGCGATAACGGTATTAGCAAGAATCTTGCTGAGGTGGTAGTAAAAGGCTCAGCAAAAAACAACGAATCAGCAGAAATAATCGGGCTTGCTATCGTAGAAATGGTTTATGCACGCAAGGATATGACTAAAGAGCAATTGCGTGATGTATCTGTTGCTTTGTGCGAAAAGAATGGCATGTAATATAAACAAGTTATTAACAGTTGAGGTTAGCTATGGATGTTGTTATTTTGTTGTTTTCTGTTGGTTTGGTGATATTCGCTTACCTTCTACCGTCATTTGTGGCATTGCAAAGAAAGCACACAAATACAACCGCAATCTGCGTGCTGAATATTCTTGTCGGGTGGAGCTTTATTGGGTGGGTCGCAGCTCTGGTTTGGGCATTAGTTAAAAGTGGCGACAAGAAATGAACGAGCAAACAAAAGCTGACATGATTTTCTACACTGAACTGTATGTTGATGCAGGTTACGATTACGAAGAAGCTGAACGCATGGCGAAAGACTTGCTTCGTGTGATTGGCGTGATTTTTGATGAGGATAAGGTGATATGATCCAGTGGATTAAGTGTAGTGATCAGATGCCGGAAGAAGGAGCGATGGTTCTTACAGCATTTCGCGGTGTTGTTAGAACTGCGGTATGTAAAGCTGTAGATGGTATTGGCAGTAAGATGTTTGTTAGTGAATTAGACCGCTGTCACGGCATTCCAGCCACCCATTGGGCTAAATCACCAAAGCCACCACAAGAATAAAACAAAGCCCCTTTCGGGGCTTTTTCTTTATCAGGATACGGTGCAAGCCGTGCTAATAATAACTTCAGGGTCGGTAGACGAGTCCGTGACCGTGACGGTATACACGCCAGCGGTTGGGCTTGCCAGTGTTGCGCCAGATTCGCTTCCTACAACCACGCCATCTTTGCGCCATACATAAGTGTAAGGAGCAACGCCACCTTCAACAGCAACAGTTAACGGAGTGCCAGTGCTGCCAGTTGATTGCAGGTCTGTAGTGAATGCCAGAGGTTCAAGGCTTTCGACGGTAACGCTGTCAGAATCGTAAACCTTGAACTCAAGGCTGCCAGTCACGATGTCGTTCGTGCCACCTTCGTAGCTGATGCTGGTGATGTTGCAGTACGCGGTAACGATAGTTGCACCAGTCACCTGACGCACCCACAAGGAAGGCTGGCGACGCGCTTTCAATTCAGTGGCGTAAATCTCAACCAGACGATGGAAGCCAAACTCATCGCTCGGATCATTCTTGCGGATTTCAACCTCTGCACTGATGGTCATATCAGAACTGGTAACGAGAGTGGAAACAAATCCGCCAGCAGTATCCGCTTCCGACGTGGTGGTCTGCGGCGAGTAGTCAACGCCTTTACTGGTGGTTGAGCCTAAATATTTCCAGTCACCTGCATCCGGGACTGCGTCACCGCACCCTTCAGCAAGGAACAGTCGAGTCATGCGACCGACAAGAACGCCTTTATCATTTGCACAAATAGCCATTTCGATCTCCGAATTGTGTTAGCTGCTAACGTGGTGATTATATCACAGGTGTTGACAGTGATTATTTTGTGGTGTAGATTGTATTTCAGATAGTTTTCGTGAGCGACTTTGCGGACTTTTTAGAAACTGACCACAAAGACAAATGCAAACGATGATGTTGTTCTGATGGCGGCGTAATAGCCTGTAAGTCAGCAAGGTATTCCGATTCCTTGTAAACAAATTCGGCGCACTGGCCCGGTGTGATTAATAATGGGCACATAACAGGTAAGAGCATCTCGCCCAGAAGTTGATGCGAAAGCAATCTAAGAGGTGCTCTTTCCGTTGTGGTAATGCGGCTATGCGCACGCGGCAAGGTAAAGAAACACTCCTTTTATTTTGGTACTGCCTGCTGGATTTACCGACCAGCAATCTGGAGGCACCAGAGCCACAACACTTAATATCCAGCGTTATCGCAATCATATGTAGGGGTATGTATGGGTTACGGTGCTGGATGTTAAGAGAGCACGCTGGCAATGCTTAAACCAGCACTAAATAAACGGATAGTTGGCTGAGAGGCCGAAAGCGGTCGGTTGCTAACCGATAAACCGGAAACGGTTCACAGGTTCGAATCCTGTACTATCCGCCATATTAAACACCATTAGCTCAATGGATAGAGCAGTAGCCTTCTAAGCTATTGGTTGCAGGTTCGAATCCTGCATGGTGTGCCAGTTAAGGAAGCCTCGATGATAATCCAGCAAATCCACAATGATTACTGGCGAATCGCTGACAAAAATAATATACGCATCGCCTCTGTATCAATGATTAACGAATGGTATGTCGTTAGTCTTGCTAATGGAGGATATGCAGGAAGATTTAAGTTATTTGACGACGTTATTAGCTCAATAAAAAAACAAAGATAGTTAAAGCCGCCACATGCGGCTTTATTTATTTCACAACACGTAAAAGCAACTCATGCACAGGTCTTTTTTCTTCCGTCAGCATTGGCCTGCCGAGTGGTGCCTGCAACTGGATGTAGTTAACGCATGAATCAATCGGGTGAGTTTTGATGTATTCGATAATCTCCAGAGCTTTGGCATCAACATCAGCCACGTTGTATTGACCATGTTTGCCAACAACATACAGCGAGAAATAGAAATCACCGCCAAGCTCATCCATTACCTGCGTACCGCCATTGGATTGCAGGACAATAAATTGCTCGTTTCCATCTCCGGTGTCATTCCAGAACTGTAGCTGCGATGTCCAGCCATCATACAATCCTGCGTCCTGAAAATATGCATCAACCATTTCAAGCATATTCATAGTTTCATTTCTCTCTTGATTGCACCATCGACGAGGTCTTTTGTGCGTTGCGCCGCCTTGGTGAGGAATTGCGGCTCACCACCCGGCGACCAGTATGTGCCATTGCCATTGCTGCGTGGCCTTCCTTTTAGCTTGCCGCTGGCATTATGAACATACAGGGCATAATTCGCAGAATAGCCAACCTTGCCAGTGATTCGTGTTCCGCTAACTTCCACAGTATCAAACTGACTGTTAATCAGTGTTGATGTATCAATTGGCGTCAACGTGGCTGATTCAGTGCGGATGATGTAAGTCGCTGACTTGATCGCACGTACTGCTTTCGTGGCGATTATCTCATCCACAATCTGTGATGTTCTTTCTACGGCTTGCCGTATACCTCTTAATTTCGCTGGCATTATGTCACCAGTGCAAAATCAGGCGGCTCTGCGCGATTAAACGTATTGCCATAGTTAATCACATTCAGAATCTGGTTAGCGCCAGCAGCCAGCGGGTCGGCTTCTGTAACCGTACCAATCATGATGTAATCACCAACATTAGCACCGACATACTCTGTCCAGAAGGTATTCTTCTGCACAATCTCATTGCCTTTTGCGTCAGTAGATACATCATCATTGAAGCCGTAATCACACATGATGCTCACTGGCGCGCCAAAGGTCGGCTTGCCGTACTTGTCGGTTCCGGTCTTGTGCCAGATAGTGCATGTCTGCGTGTAAGAAAACCGAGCAAGTGAAGTCATTTGCATCTGCTCCCACGAACAACCGCAAACCACGGCTTACTACCGCCGTCAGGGTCTTCCACCAAATCGCCAGTGCATCCCGAGCTGTCCAGTAATTTCATCTGGTTATAAAGCGCAACCCACGGCTTACTGCCATAAGCGAATGACTGCGAAGCGCCAGACGGCGCACTCTGACTAGTGACGTAGCGGCCTGCGGTATTAGCTCCAATCAGGATTGAAGCCCACAGCATGATCGCATTCTGTCGGCATTCATCATTGGGGTAGTTCAGTTCAAGGCATTCGCTGATTGATGCCACAAGGCACAGAATACCGGACGCATCCGTTGTGGTGATAGTCATTCCACGGGATGCCATCTGGCTTACTAATTCTTCAGGTGTTGGTGCTGCCATTTTTCTTCGACTCCCGTACCTTCCACCACATTTCAAAGAGGTTTTTTATTACCAGAGACAGCGCGCCAAGTATTGATGCCACTGCCGCCCACTCTGTTAATGAGTGTGGAATCATTGCTTCAAAATACGATTGCGTGACAGGTGTTTGTTCTGCAACTTTAAGGCCGATACCAGTGCCAATGGAAGCATAGCCAGCTTTGTCAATCACCTGACCTGTCGTTCCGCTTATGATCTGCTCTGCGACTTGTCTTAGTGTTCCGTTCATTGCGAGTCTCGCTGATGATATGTTTCCAGCACTTATAGATTTGAATCAGCGAAAAAACGATGGCGACCACGCCAAGAATAATATCCAATTTCGCCGCCCCATTTAAAAGTGATGGAAAGGATGAACAGATGGATGCCGATAATAATAAATGCGTACTGCGCATGAAGCGGCGTTTCTACAGGCGTGATAAATTCCCATACGAATGACTCTATCGCTACCAGCCATTCGTAAAGGCTCATCGTCAGCACGCAGAGCGCCATTTTTGTACTTTTACGCAGCGCAATAGCCGGGAACAACCAGACCATAGACTGCGCAAGGTAATACAGATATTCGGCGGGAAATGAATCAACAAGCACCCATCCAAGATACACAGACATCGCCATTGCCGGAATTAACACCAGAAACGCGACCATGCCCGTGCAGGCAAATCCCAGCACATACATGATCATGATAGCAACGTCTGCGCCGAACATTATTTTTTACCGCGCGATGGTGAACGAGTGGAACCGTTTGGCTTCACTGCACCAGTTTTCCCGCCAGTTTTGGTGTTGCCAGCGGCGCGTGAACGAGACGGACCGTTTGTTGAACCCATGTTTAAATCTCCTGTTGTTTGATTAGCATGATTTTAGCATATTCCTGTTGACGTAGATTGAGAGGGTGTTTATAGTAATGACGTAGAAACAACAATAAATGTTAGAGGTGATGAAGATGAAAGATGAATTCAAAGGCACAAAGGGTCCGTGGGCATTCAAGAAAGAAAAAGGCGAGCAAGAGTGGTTTGTGTTTCAGGCTGGAACGTTAAAGAAAAGATATGGCGGGACTATCCGAACTCCAGTGGCGGAAGAAATTAATGATAAACATGACGCCCAACTTATCGCCTCAGCACCAGAGTTACTTGAGTCTCTTTGTCAGCTTCGCGATTATGTTGAGGATGTTTGCGCAGTATCGTCGGATGATTGTCATGAAGATCATCCATTAAATCTGGCGAACAAAACAATTAAGAAAGCATTAGGAAAGAAACAATGAAAACACTAAGCAAAATCTATTCAGACAAAGAAACGCGCAACGGAATCGCTGTCAATAAAACCTATCTCGTGCCAGTGGAGCGAATCTATCTGGAGCCGGGATATAACATCCGTGAAGCAGACGAGCAACACGTTGAATATTTCGCGCAGTGCTGGGAATCAGGTCAGCCACTGCCAGCATTAACAGTTATTCCTGACGAGAAGGGAATCCGCATTCTTGATGGTCAGCATCGCTATCTCGGCGCATTGCGTGCCATTGAGCGTGGCGCACCAATAGTTCGCATTGAGTGCAAAGATTTCACTGGCGACGAGGCTGATAAAATTGCCTTCATGGTGTCATCAAGTCAGGGTAAGCAACTTGACCCATTTGAGCGCGCAAAGGCTTACACGCGACTGAAAGGTTTTGGCTGGACGAATGAAGAAATCGCCAAGAAGGTAGGTCGTTCAGTATCTGACGTGCAGATGCATCTGTCACTGGGTGATGTGCCTGCGGAAGTAAAAGCGCGAATCAGTGCCGGGCAAATCAGCTATGCAAATGCCGTAGCAGTAACGCGTGAGCATGGCGATGATGCTGTTAAAGTTATCGACGAGGCGGTAGAGGAAGCAAAAGCACAAGGCAAAGATAAGGTTACAGCAAAGGTGCTGAAATCGAAAAAGATTAAGCCGGTAGACCGTCTGATTGAACTGTTGAAGCCAGCAGACCATGTGATTCTACCTGCTGGTCATGTGGTGACAGAGGATGAGGAGTTTATCCAGATTCCTGTTGCTGATATTCACGAGGTTATGGCAATTCTGGAGAAGATGTGATGAATGAGCGTTATGATAAATTAATTGCAGGATGGGGAGGACCCCTGCTGGCCAAGAAAGTTCACTATTTCCGCGATGGGGAAATTATCAGTGAATGTGGGAAATGGATGTTTGGTGGAGGAAGAGAAGATATATCGGCATGGAAACCTGATGCAGTATGCAAACAGTGTCTTAAGAAGCACGAGAAGATGGAGAAGATGTGATGACTCCTGAACAATTCATCGAAAAACAACTGCGAACCAAACTACCTGACATTGACAAGATGGCAATTGATGCGGCAATTCAGTATTACAAGCGCAATCAGAGCGCAAAGAAGGGCGGCATTTTTGAGGAATGCCTGAAGGTTGCAAAACAGCACATGATTAAGGTGAAGTGATGAAACTAAAAATCAGCAAATTATTACTTGAATCAGCGTTAATCTTTCAGGCACGCAATGATGTGCGCTACTACCTGAACGGCATCTGCTTTATGCCTGATGGTCGCATTGCATCAACTGACGGTCATCGCGCATTCATTGGTGGCAGCCATGACAACGAACTTGCTGAAAATGTGATTGTAAAGGTCAGCAAGTCTCCGACAAAACGCTATGACTACGCCATCATTGATACCAAGTCGAAAATTGCAACGTATCATGATGAAGATGGCGTGATGGTTGGTGCTGGCATCTGCGAAGAGATTGATGGTCGATTCCCTGATATTGATCGCGTGATACCAAAGGAAACGAGAGCAGCAGAGGAAATTGGCTTCAATGCTGGATATCTGGTTGATATTGAGAAAGCTGCGAAGCTATTTAATCCTAAATTCTGTGGTGTTAAGTTTGAATTGAATGGAAATACAAATGCCGCGGTTTGCTGTCTTAGTGCGCCATCTGGCGAGACTGCAAAGATTGTTGTTATGCCTATGCGACTATAGCAATAAAAAGCCCCTTTCGGGGCTTTTCTTTTATCACGCCAGATAAGTATCATCCTCAAACCATGAAACGTAAGCATTGATATTCTGCGCCGCAGTATCCAGTGATGTTATGCGAAGCAGATACGTTGTGTTTGGTGCCATGATTATTTGCTCGCCTAATCTAGCCTGCGAGTTACCCTGCCCCTGATTCGATGCGTTACCCTCGCTATATGTTGCTGCGACCGTCAGCTGTCCAATACTTGTGATCGTAGAGCCAGTAAGAAGCTGTGCCGTAGCTGCTTGTGGCGTTATATCGTTTGGGTTGTTAATCTCTGCCGCCGCACCTCCAGTGGCAACTGCACCGCGATAGATTGATGCAACAACACCTTTCCCTGTGTAACCAATAATGCGCTGGTTGAATATCACCTGCTTTGTTCCGGTGATAAAAATGCTGTCAAGGTTTGAGCTGCCAGCGACATCAGTTACTCTGCGCGACGCAGTGAACAGCTTACCTTGTTTGTTGGCGCGCTCAATATATGACTGAGTGGTAATATCGCTTAACGCCACGTCAGGCTGAAGGTTTACCACCGATTGCGGAGACACGCCAGCTCGCCACACCGAAACGCGCAGCGAACTTACCGCTGCTGGCAATTCAGTTTTTATTATCTTCAGGCGCAATGCCACGCCGTAATAATTATTATTGTTGACGTCAATCCAGTAATCACCGGACTCAAATGGCGACACCTTCACGGATACGGTTCCGCTAACCAGTGGCGTGTATGCACCAGATGAATCAAGTGGCATCACGTTAACCTGTAGTGCCGTCCAGTCAGCAGACATCAGTTCATCAAGCATTACCTCGCCGTCATCACGCGTGGTGAATATGTCGTATCTTACAGCCATAGGAACCCCCAATAAAAAACCCGCATTATGCGGGTTCAGTTTACTCTGCTTTCTTTTTCTTTGTCGTCTTTTCTTGCGGGGTTGCGACTTCGAAAGACTTTTCCAGTTCTGGCATGATGCGCAGCTTTGGTAGCAGATGCTCGGCTGGTTCGGTAATCACCTCGCCAAGCTGCAACTCACGAATCTTGCCTTTCTCTTTTACAAAGATTCCTCGCGCGATCACTTCGTATTTAGCCATTATTCACCTCAAATTCACAAAGGGGCCGAAGCCCCTTTTTATTACTGCGGAGTTTGCGTACCGTAGCCGTTGAAAACTTTGGACTTGCCCGTGAAATCCTTGCGAATCTGGAGGCCCATAGCAGACCACACGAGGAAGTTAAAGTTATCGTGCGGGTTAGCACGTGCTGCCGCGTAGGTAGAAACAGGCTGAGCAACACGCGGACGGATGTACATATCGTTGCGAACGTAACCAACGAAATGGTTACCAGTCAGCAGGAAGTTGGTGCCAATCTTGCCGATACGACCGTTGCCGAACTGCGTGATGTACTGCTCAACAGTGCCACCTTTGAAGCCTGCCGCATTAGAATACGGACGCATGAAGCTGCGACGTACTGCCGGGGAAACCCACAGAGTTACCTGCTCAAATACGTTCTGCGCATCCAGAATAGCCTGGAAATCCTGATTGAAGAAGGTCACGATTTCATCTGGCGTTGCAGTTTGCAGGTCGATATTCAGGCCGCCGGAAGCATTCAGGTTAACCTGAATAGTGTTCGGGTGGTTGGTGATACCGTAACCAGTGTAAACGCCGTTCACGTTCAGAGTCTGGTCGCCGGTCAGCAGATACTGCGCCATGTCGGAACGCAGGTTAAAGGTGACGTTAGCCTGATCGTCCAGCAGTGGGTCAAAACCTTCAGCCTGCATACCCAGCAGTTCGCGCCATTCGCGGCTGTAGCCAGTTTTGAAGATTGGAATCACATCGCCAGTGTAATCGTAGCGAGTTTTATCCAAATCTTCCGGCTCCTGACCAGACAGAGTGCGGACAACTTTACCAGCATCAGAAGCAATGCGGCTGATTGCCACAGTCTTACCGATGTTGATGTTTGCCGCGATACCCATCAGGTCAGCCATCATATCCTGACCAGCTTCGTTACGGAAAACGCGAGTGGTGACGTTGTCCACGTCGCGCCAGTAGTCTTTCGTTACCAGTGCGGTGGCGTTTAGTGCGTATTTTTTCGCAAGAGCATTTTCCGCATTAACAAAAACCTTGCGGTCAATCTTCAGGTGATTCCACTGGTCAGCCACCACTGCGGAGTTGGCTACCAGGTCTTTGGTAAAAATAATCTTTTCCATTATCAAGCTCCAGCAGGCATGGAAGCATTGCCAGCGCGACGAACTGCAACCAGTTCAGCGCCGTCAGAGGCAACGGTGTAAGTTTCATAGGAGTAGAACAGGATATTATCCCCATCACCAGCAACCTTCAGCGCACCAGCGCCATTGCTTGCCAGCGGGGTGCCTTTCTTCAGCACAGAACTCTGCGCAACCAGTGCGTGATAGGTAACACCAAATTCACACTGCACAGCCATGCCAGTAGCATTAGCCGGAACAGCCTCAGACACATCACCACCACCGAGGTAATTATGCTGAAGCACGTAAGGGAAACCCTGACCTCCAGCGGTAGCGTGAGCGATGATTTTGTCATCATCGTTAAAAGTTACCAGTGCGCCAGGTTGCAGTGCGGCATTCATGATGCCTTCGCGAATCTGCGGGTCGTTCTTGCGAGCCGGGCCACCAATGATGGTGCCATAACGGATAGTAGCCATTATTCAGGTGCCTCCATATCAAAATCGTCATCAGCGTGGTTCGGCTGGAAGCCACCCTTCAGCGCGGCAGGTTTACTGGTCAGCGCATAGGTTTCACGCAGTGCTTCGCCTTTCAGCGCATTCACAGCGGATTCCGGCAGCTTAAGTTCAGCGATGATAGCAGCACGCATCGCGGCTTCTTCCTGCTCGGTATTCGCCTGCAATTGCTCTTTCAGCTTAACGTTTTCAGCTTCGATGTCGGTCAGCTTCTGGTTGACAGCTGTCAACGATTCCTGAACCGGCTTGAGGGCTTCAGCGAGTACCGCCTGTAATTCCTCGTTCGTCATTGAGATTTCCCCTTCAGTTGATTTTACCGGCTCAAGTTCAGTCTTATAAACAGCCTTGACCCGCTCACCGACCAATTTTACCACATCATCTTCAACGATGTAGAACTGCTGGAAAATCTGGCCTTTGATTTCAAATCCGACACGGTCATCGTACACAGCCACGATATAAGGCCAGACATCCTCGCCAACTTCAGCCTTCAGAATCTGGCGAATCTGTTCGCTGATGTTCTCAAACGACAAGTCTGATTTATTGGTGATGTAGTTGATGGCCTTGTGCAGCCATGATTTATAATTAATCTTGTTGGCGCTTTCGTCTGGCACGGTTGAATCCTCAAGGTTTACGGTGATGCGTTCGATTTGCTCGCCATTAGTGGCAAAGATGCCAACACCATCTTCTGGCGTTCCGGCTCCCGGCACTCCCGGTGGCAGGATGGCGAGATGGTCCCACTCCATGTTGCGTGCAATCCATGTGTATTTCTTGCCTTTGCTTGTGCCTTCTGCGGCCTCGCGGTTGAGCAATAAGCCAGTCGATACATGGATTGGCTCTGCACCTTCAGCGGAGTTCATCAGCGCTTCAATGCGACCAAGCAACTCCTGACCTTTCTCGGAGCGTTCGGCGATAACCTTGTTTACTTTCAGGTCTACCAGTGCCTTGCTGCCATCATGGGATGAGTTCTCAATCCACGCACCAACGCTGAACTGGTTAGCGGCACGAGTCATGCTTGCGGAAACATACTTGCCGTCGATCATCGGGTGATTGTATGGTGCAGGCTTACCATCAAGTCCGTGATAGCTCTTGCGGATTTCCTCACCCGGATACAGGCCATTGTTCATCACGACATCGTCAACCACTGGCACGACGTTTTTAATCACGTAGTGAGGGTCGCCATCAATGATTTGCTCACTGATATTGCTGGCTGAGTTGATGGTCGTCAGGACGTTAACCTGCAATTTATTATTCATGTTCTTAAACGCCTCCACTTCTGCAAGGCGTTTTTTGGCGGCTTCTTCTGTGTCGTATTCGCCAAATTGCTGTGAGCCGTCTTTCGACTTGACCACCCACTTATCGCCAATCTTGACAATCATGGTTAACTCTCCACGGTTAGTTCGTGGTCGAATTATAACACAGGGAGATGTAGCACCATGAGGCGGTAGCCAGTGCAAATAATGGCGAATCAGTGAGCGCGTAGAGCGTGAGAAAGTAAGTGATAGGGATTATGTTCATGGGCTACCTCCTGATTAAATGATAGCAGCCCATGATGAACAAAAGATATACGGTGTTAGTCTGAAATCACATCATCCATGAATGCAAGCGCAGCACCTGACAGGCAGAACATAGCGCCATAGCAAATCATCTGGTACAGAGTGTCAGCCTCAAATACTCTCGCGAATGCGTATGCTGATAATATCCACAGTAATGGAATCATAACCCAGCCTCCTGTTTTGCCCGGTGCACGTATGTCATAAACTTACCAATCGGCATTTCCTTGCGGATTTGCGCCAGAATCGCGCCGTGCAGCATCCTTTCTTCGCCGAAATACAATTTATCAAGTCGAGTTTTAATAAGTGCTCGTGTGCGCTTCATGTGGTCGCGTGCTTTAAGTGCTTTCTCGTACCAGACGCGATCATTCTTCTTATCCGCATATTGCAGTTGACGCTCAACTGTTTCTATTTCAAACGCCAGTTGCACGTCATAATCTTCAAGCTGAATGATGTCTGCTTTCATGATGTCGTTTAACTGGATAATCATTTTTTCACCTTTAATCCTGCTTGTTCAATTGCCTCAACAACATCTTCTGCATAGTAAATAGCGTGGCATCCCAAACTTTCTTCCTCTGGCAATTCAATCTCAATTTCTGCGCGCGATGCAACCCAAAATTCCCATAGGTCAGCTGTTATCCAGTTAACGTAATCACCATCATCATTAACTGTCAGATAATCTTCCCCATACGCGTGCTGAATCTTCTGCTCAAACTGCTCTCTACTCGTCATCTTCACTTCCTCCACTATCCAGCCCATCTTTCTACGGTTATTGGCAATAAACTCATCCGATGTTACAAACAGAGTTCTGCCGGATTTATGCTTAATAGCCCATCTCATTTAGTACGTCCTCAGCAAGCTTGCGGAACATGATTTGCACTCTTGCCACCTTGCGCCATTCAGCCTCGGTGAGAATCACATCCTCCTGCTGCGGCATTCCTGACATTTCGCATGGCGGTAGTGGCTCATACTCTTTCTTCTTGCGTTTTGTTTTTCCCATGATAGCCTCTTGCGCTGCGAAGAAGTGAATTAAACAGATTGCTCACATTTACTTCCTGACCCTTCCATGAGTAAGACCACAGCTTCTTGTGGTTGTCATAGCTTCGCGTCACATCACCGTTGTGAAACATGATGCGTATTCGGCTTTTCACGATTCGGTAATCAATGCCAGTGGCAGCGCTGATTTCTTTCACTTCCGCGCCAGCGTTATCAAGCAAATGGCACTTAATCGCATCATCAATACCAGCGGCATCATCAGAGATGAAGTATTTATACTGCCACTTACCACCACGAATCACTGACTTCTCGCGGCGAATAAAGCCAAGCGCAAGCATCTCATGCAAACGATGTGTTGTGGTGCTTGAATGCTTTCCTCCGCAATGCTTTTCAATGTATGCACGCGTTGCGCCGGGATGCATCATAATCACGCGCATGATTTGTGATTTATAGTCCATAATCACGCTCCTCTGCCGCCTGATTGAAGTCATCGGCGGTGTAGAGGTGTCCGTTGCGTGTGTTCCATTTCCTTGTTGCGCACATTTTATCCATGCACGACTTTGACCTTGCATCACACTCATTGCATTCTGCGTGCCATCCATCATCGTATTCAAGGCAATCAACATCTGGCGAACCGCAGAATGGACACTCCAGCAATCCTTCATCATTCATCATTGGCATATATGGCGCTGTCATTTTAACCATTCTCCTAAGTTGTTAAATTTAGGCACATCACCAGACCAGTCGATAACATCTTTCTGCTGGCTGCGCTTGCGTTGCAGGCGGTTGCGCACTTCACGAAGTTCGCACTCAAGCCATTCTCGCGTGCGCTCAACTTCATTAAGTCGCTGGATTAGCGAGTTTTCGTACAGTTCGTCATGCGCCATTTGTAATTTCTCCCGTAGAATTTTATAACAACGTGCTCAACGCACAGATAACCTTCATCTTCAACCGTTACTGGTTGAACTATAAACCACCGCAGATATAAGTTCGTCGGCCTTTTCACGACCGGCAACCTCCGCTTCAAGCGCCAGTGAACACATGGCAGTTTCCACATACTTAATGGTATCCTCGCGAACGTTAAGGATTTCCATAACCTCGCGCACTTCTTTCTGATATCTCGCTGCTATTTCTTTGTATCGCATTTCCACATCACCTTTTCCGTTGTGGTACAATCTACGTCAATAAGTATTGACTAAGTGACGTAGAAACGTCAAGATGTTTTTCGAGAAGGAGTAGTAAATATGCCAAGACCACGACGAGAGCCGATGGACATTATCACCAGCATTGTGGAGAAGCGACAGCCGCTGACACTCCGTGATGTTCGCTACTTTGCCCGTTGCTACGTGGCACTGGCTGATATGCCAAAGGATGAGATGTATGATTTGATTCGCGACAACTTCAGTGTTGATGAAAATAATCGAGTGAGGATGAAATGAAAAAGTGGAAATACCTGAAAGGTTGCGAGAATGATTTTAACGGCCATAACACGGCTGTCCTTGTGGTTAAGTCAGGACGAACCGGTATGATTCACTATTTAAGTTGCTGTTACGCAGGGAGAATCAGCGACATCGAAGGTGCTGGAGATATCGTAATTGCCATTCGCGTACCGGTGAATGACGAACAAGACCTCAACGAATGCATTGGCGCACCGGAAGCTGATGTGAAGCGAGGCGGCTTTACTCCCAACACCACATTTGTTGGCGGCCTCAACCCTGATCCATCAATTATGGGTGTTCCATTGCGGGAAATCGATGGCGCAGAAACCGTAACTTACCCAGGCGTTGATGCGCTAATCACCGAACGCGGCAGCCGTTACGGCAAATTCAAAGATGGCGCTGACATCATGCAGTCATTGAAAGATGTTATGCGCGAAGTTGATGGCTGGCACAACCTGACGCCAAGCCAACGCGAGGCGCTAGACATGATTCAGCACAAAATTGGACGCATCCTGAACGGCGACCCGAAATATGATGATAGCTGGAAGGATATTGCTGGCTATGCGACGTTAATTGTTAATGAACTGAACGGAGAGATTAAATAATGTCATTCTGCGACATCACCATCGCGCAACGAAACGCGAACTACACCAACATTGCTGACACATCAGCGCAACTGGTATCACTGAACAGCGACGGCAGCGCAGTGCTAAAAATCGGCACAGAGACAGCGCAATTCATCGTGCAGAATCTGTCGCAGGAGAACGCAAAGCAGGTGCTGATTAGTACGGGAAGCGTTCTGTTTCTGGCTGGTAATTACAATGCACCGAACCTTGAGTGCTCACTAGTGCGCATCGTTGAAACTGCGACCGAGGAATCTGTTGATGAGCCAACAACACTGCCAGCAGAGTGAGCCATCAAAACCATCTGCATGGTGTGAGCAAATGGAGCGCAATGCGAAAGATGGTGATGAGGCGTATGCTTATTTTCAGCTGAAGCAGATGTGGAAGCAACGAGAAAGTTCTGAGCAGGCCAGTTAAACATAAAGCCCCATTGCGGGGCTTTTTTCATCCCTTAAACTTTATCCAGCCGAACATCCTGACACCAAGCCACATAACGCCAGCCCTCAACGATGATACTCCGCTATCCTTCAGCGCCTGCCTGAAGCAATCATCAGCGAAATGCCTGTCTGAATGGGTTGCATACAGATAATCATGAACGGCTGCCGCTTTCTGCCCCACATCACCAATAAAAGCAAACAGGTAAGGAAATCGCGGAACGCTGGCGAAATCAGTGCGAAATCCTGCTGGCACTTTTATTTCCTGATGCCGAAACTCATAGATTAGCGGCTCAATTAGTGTCCACGTTGAGTTTTTGTTCAGCTTGACGATAAGGTCTGATTTGAACATTTATTTTTGTCTCCTTGTCAGTGATTCGTATTGCTTCTGGCAAGTCAATCCTGCTTCTCTTGCCTTGTCAGCGTAATCTGCCAGCTGTCGATTTCTTTCGACAGATTTGCCGAGCACGTCGGCAAGCAAAATTCCGGTATCTGCGACTGGGTTGCCAATGGACTCAGCGGTGGAATATCCAACGAGCTGCTTGCGGATATTTGCGAGCTGTTGCTGCAACCTGCCAGACTTAGCAGCAGCATTAATGGCATCATTGCGCGCAGCATCAATCCTTTGCCGGGCATCAGCCTGAATTTTCTGTAGTTCTGCATTGCGCCGTTGCTCCTCTTGTTCATCTGCGGCCTTCTGTTCTGCGATGGCTTTTGCATATCCAGCGGCATATTGCTGTTCACCATAACTGGATACTTTATTTGCTGCCCAAAGCGCGCCAGCGGCAACAATTATAATAATTGCCAGTGGTCGCCAGTATTTAGCGAGAATCGATATCATCGCGCAGCCTCCGGTTTTCCTTCCTCATGCCGTGCATCTTGCCGAGAATACCAACCAGCATGATTGAATAGCTCACACCTTTGACCACGATTGGCGGTAGTGCCGCTTTCAGGTCGTCCGGCATCATTACCCACACATGCATCATTGCATCAGGCCATAGCTGCAACAGCGAGCAGAACGAAATCCACGCGCCGAGCAGCCAGTTGCTTAGCTTTTTCATGCCACAACTCCACCGGCATTCTTGTATACCTGAATCAGCTTATCCAGTTTCTGCTCATGCTGACCATAGCCAGCGCCCGGCAGTGAAGCCCAGCGGGAACGGCATTTATGAATAGCATCAGCAATGCGCCCAGCCTCAATATCTGCGGTTGCTTTGCATTCTAGGATTAGCTGCATTGCAATAGCGTCCTGCGATGCGGGGGAGAAGTCAGGCAGGCGCAGTTGCTTTTTGTACGCGTCATAAAACTTAGCCAGCACCTGATAGCGACCGGCGGCAGTGGACTTGATACCCAGCTTTGGCAGACTAATCAGCTTGCGCGGATGGCCGGAATAGTCGGTAAACAGCGAGCCACCAACAATCACATCATAACCATGATTATTGGTTTTCTGTCGCCCGTTATCCGTGCCCTCGCTGTACGCCAGCATATCCAGAAACGCTTTCATGTTTTTGCTAATAGCCATACCAGTAAACCTCTTTTTCAGCTTTGCGTTTTGCTTTGTCGCCAGTCTTCTCGCCCCATACGATGAAATGCGCAACAGCACATGAGAAGCAGCGGAGATTGTGCTTCTTCAGAAGTGTTGATTTGCGGAACACGTCAATGCCAATGTCGGTGGCAAGACCGGTAAGCGCATCAAACTGATTCTGTGTTGTCTCGGTAGTGATGTAAGGCGATATATCCACGGCATCGGTGATTCCAAGCATCTCTTTGCCGCGTTGCGATGGTTTCATTCTGCCTCCTGTTCAAATAATGATTAATTCTATCACAATGGCTATTGACGTAGATTGAGTGGTGGTGCATAGTATCTACATCAAATAGAGAGGTGGTAAACATGAGTGCACTTGAGTTGGTTTCTCGTTCGATAATTACGCTGTGGGTTATTTCTTTGGCTTTCGGTCTATGTTCATTCTATACGCCATGGGCGTGGCAAAGAAAAAACTACTTCGCCATAATTTACGGCCCATTCTGTGTTATGAGCATGATTGCGGCGCTATTCTTCGTTATTGTTGGAGTATGGTCATGATGGTAATGATCAAATTCAAAGAAAACGGACGTTGCGGAGTATTCGACCTTGAGCAAATCAAAATCCGTCCGTGCGGGAAGGTGGTTGCGCCATTTGGTTTGGTGCAAATGCGCGAGTGTGAGATTATGGAGTACATCAAATGACTGGCGGCAATAATCTGTATGCAGAGCGGGATATAGATATCCTTGATGAAACTGGTGGCTTTTATTCCCAGCACGTTAGCGCCATGACCTCTGAATCATTACACTCAAAATCAGCTATTGCTGCTGAGTTAGCATATCGCGACATGCTTATTAACGAGTTAGTTATTGCCGTGCAACAGGTAATTGAATGCTACGATTCTGCGGGTGGCAAAGTCTGGACAACATCAAGCAAGCGTCGTGCTCTGGATAATGCTCGTGCGGCGGTTAATAAAGCATTGGGAGAAACAAAATGAAACAATGCGATCTTTTCCGTGTTCTTAGTTATAACCCTGAATCTGGTGAATTCACGTGGATTAAATCAAGAAGACATGGGTTTAGCGGTCGAAAGGCTGGGTCGGTAAATGGGAAAGGGTACATACAGATCTGCATTGATGGAAAGCTTTACCTTGCGCACAGGCTTGCTCTTCTATACGTGACAGGAGAGATGCCAAAGGAGGTGGACCATATTAACAGGGTGAGAGATGACAATAGATTATGCAACTTAAGGCCATGCACTTCATCTGAAAATAAGCACAACAAGGATATCACATCCAGAAACAAAACAGGGATAAAGGGCGTCAGCTGGTATCCTGCCGGAAATTCATGGAGAGTAAGGATATGCGTAAATAAAACACAGATTCATCTGGGCTACTACGAAGACATTGAGCTGGCAGAGCTTGTGTCACAAGAGGCGAGAATTAAATACGCAGGAGATTTTAATTATGAAGCTTATTGATTTACTGGTTAAAGAATTGCCTAAGCGTGGCGGGTGGCCTGATGGTGCTGAGTACGCAAGGGTAACAGGATTTGGTGGTGAGAAAATTTTGGTAGATTTTCTTTTTCCAGAAGCATACAACAAGCTCAGCTACTCTATTGGAATTATTGCATGTCACCTTGTTGATGCAGGTGCGGATGTTGATTATCACATGATACGTCGCGATTCGTATGAATCCGCACTCGCGGCATCGAAAAAGCCAGCATGGAACGGCGAGGGCCTGCCGCCTGTTGGGTGCGAGTGCGAGGTGTCAGTGGATGGCGGCCGCTCATGGTGTACATACAGAGCNGAGAAAATTTTGGTAGATTTTCTTTTTCCAGAAGCATACAACAAGCTCAGCTACTCTATTGGAATTATTGCATGTCACCTTGTTGATGCAGGTGCGGATGTTGATTATCACATGATACGTCGCGATTCGTATGAATCCGCACTCGCGGCATCGAAAAAGCCAGCATGGAACGGCGAGGGCCTGCCGCCTGTTGGGTGCGAGTGCGAGGTGTCAGTGGATGGCGGCCGCTCATGGTGTACATACAGAGCGATAAACGAGAAAAATGGAGTTCGGCTAATTGAAATTGGTAACTTAACGGAAGAATTTCAAAATAACAACTGGATTTTCCGCCCACTCCGCACTGAAGCGGAAAGGAAGCGTGAAGCTGCGGCGAAAGAAATGGCTCGCCACGCCAACGAAGATGCACATCGCAAATTCAATGCTGGATTAAGAAATTGCCTGTCAATTTACGACGCAATCGCAGCAGGCAAGATTCCTGGCGTGAAACTGGAGGATTGATATGTATAAAATGAGCAAGAAAAGCCTCATTGGCAGGATTGCACTTCTTCCTGTGTTTTTACCGGTCATCGCACTTGAATTGATTTTAAATAAGGCTGACGACTGGAGTTTTTCTATCAGAAGGCTAAGAAGGCGAATGGAAAAGTTTGCTGATGATAAGTTTTCATTGGCAAACGATAAAAGACAAACATTTAAACCCAAGCCCTCACTTAGAGGGCTTTTTGTTGGCCGATTGCCACGCTTCTCGCTGCTTATCAAGCCTTTCCTGTGACGACTCAAGAATTACAGGTTTACCATCCATTAACAGTGTTGGAATTTGGGCGCAGTGACAATTCCTGCGGTTAGCAACTTCGCTATAGAAAGTGTCAATCTCTTCTGGCGTAAAAAACCGTCCATGTCTGGCTGCGTGTGTCTGGCGGGTCGTGCGCATTAATGCCGATTGCCACAGCATCACTGCCTCAATACCTAACTCTTCTCGCGCCTCAATGACTTCTCTCCTGTTTGCCTGCCGCAGCGTTCCGGTGATTTCAGTCTGCGCTATCTGTTTCGCGTAGCTGTGAGACACATCGACACGCTTAACGATGTCAGCCTCAACATCGCGAGGATTTGCGCCACGGGCAATACCTTCCATAATGACAGATGCCAGTTGCTGACGGGAATAATCACTCAATCCGCGCCAGTCTGAATATCCTTGCGCATAAGCCAGTTGCAGGCGGTTAAGGTATGGTTCGCTATAGAGTATTGCAGCAATCTGTCGTTGCTCGGCGTAAACGGGGGACAGGCTTGACAGCTCAGAGTTAGCCTTCTGCGTTCCGGCCTGATACGCATCACCGATGAACACGTTAGCCCACATCCTGCCGTGACCGAAGTCGTCACCTTCCAGCAGAATTTCGTCAATCAGCGCCTGCAATTCATCCATGAATGTGGCGGCTCGCGCGCTGCTGAAGTCATAGAAATACAGTCCGCTCGACTCGGCGTTAGTCTGGCTACTCGGAATGGTGCGGAACAAATCAAGGGAGCGAGCCCTGAGTTGTTTATATTTGCGCGTTATCACCTTGTCCATCTTTGACAGGCGAGTCGCAGCACCTAACGGGTCAGTCAGGCTCTGCGATATGCGCGGCTGGGGAAGTCTGGCGTTAAACCGGAGTGTCTTCATCTTCGCCTTCCGGAGGTGTGTCTTCCATGTATCCATCAGGCATTTCTATAGGTTCAAGCCCGAGGAATCCCCTGATTTCATCATCTGTAAGGATTTGACCTACACCAGCATTTGCCGCACTTTGCGCAGCCTGAGCAAGTTTAACAATCAATTCAGCCTTGTCGTTCTGCGTTGGTTCAAGAAGGTCATTCCACTTGCAATAATATCCAGCAGCCGGAGCTTTATCTACAATGCCAAACGTGATTAAACGTTCAACGAAAGAGCCAACCAGATAATCAAGCCAGCCATCACGTCGTTGCATAGCCATCATTGCCAGCGACTGTTCATCATTGGCTGATGCGAGAACGCCGCTGCGACTTCCAAGTAATGAGTTAAGCGGGATATTAACTGATGCCGCGAACTGACTGGCAGCAACATACATAAACGGCTCAGGATCGCTCATGGATGTTGAAAGGACGCTAACATCACTGCCAAAGCTGAACATTGCCGCATCTATGCCGGAATTGAGCATTTCGATGTTTTCGTTCAGCAGATCAGCCAGTTCATCTACTGGAACCTGCATCTGCTGCGCCAGTGATTGCGCTGAAACATTATCTTTATTGAAAGAAACATTAAGCTGGCGAGATGAGTTTTTAAGCAATCCCTCAGCGGAGCTGCCGGACACCTTGGCGCAATCTATTAATGAGTTAAAACCAGCTCGCAGCAATGGAACACCACTGAACATACTGCCGTCAAAACTACCCTCAGCCAGAATAATGATGCGGTCAGGGTGAATCTGTACGGATCGCTCAGGCTTGCCGTCGCTATCGAAGTCCTCCACAGCGCTTTCCTGGTATTCGTACATCTCAGGCATACCGTAGTCTTCGCTGGTTTCATCGTTATTCCACGCGCTGACGCGGAGTTGTTCTTCCCATACAGGAATGAAGCGAACAATGGATTTATCTTTAATGCGGCGGGTTTTGGTGATGTCTACTGGCTCACTCCATTGTTTGCCATCACGGATTTGCAGTATTAGCGCAGAATATCGATTAATCAGATTCCGCTTATCTGCATCCCTGATGAATGGTAGTGCCTTTTTCAGAATGTCGTTGACGCTCTTTTCCCACGGGGAAGTGGCTTCATCATCAGCGTCATTCTCAAGCACCGTAGGCATACCATGCCACGACTTGTTGAGAACGATATTTACTGCGGCGTTTGCCAGTGGGTAGCGCTCATAAGCAAATCGGAAATCCTCAGCATTAATTTCCTGCTTGTACCCACATTCCGTCCAGAGTCTGTCGTGCTTCTGGTCAAGATTCTTCCCGCCAGCGCAAAGCCGTTGTTGCTGAATCGCCCGGTTATTGTTCGCCACGCGGTCGCGTATATAGGCGTTTAATGCATCAATTTTTGACATATGTCACCAATAAAAAATCCCATCACGTTGGATGGGATTATAGCATGGTCACTTGTTGCGATTTCGATTTCTGTATGCCGGATAGGATTTTGACAGAGGCCACACCCAGAATTTACAAAGCATTTCATCGTAGCTTGGTAGCACCTCATGGAATCGCTTACCAGCCGCGTATCCATCATGGTCTTCTTCATAGAAGTAGTCTATAAATTTTCCCCTGATAATATAAACAAGTTGATTTCTTATCAGGATGTAAACGAAGAACACCGTAACGATAAGAGTAAGAATCATAGCTGCCATTGTCTCACCTTTATTTAATGCATTGATACAACAGGAGCGGCACAACACCAGTCACCACAGCGAAAAATGAACCAACTATAAAGTGAATCCATCTTGGCTCATTCACTCTGGCAGCCATAGCCCACCAGAACATAAAGCTCAATGGAATCCAGAACGACCAGAATAGTGTCATCACTCCACCTTTTCGAATTTATCAATGATAACGTCACGACCGTCGCTTTCGTATTTTTCTACCATTGCTGATTCAAAAAACCAGTCAAATGCTTCTTGAGGGCTAGAGGCATCGCCAATTGCGCATACCTTAGTAACAACATTGCCACCATTAAGCACTTCAGCATGAATAAAATAAACGCTCATTACTCAATCTCCTCACCATTAACCCATCGTTGCAGGACTTCTATTAACTGAGCGGCTTGGTGTTTATCAATCCTGACATAATCGCCAGTGAAATCCTGCACGCAAATGGTATCGTAATCCGTGAACACATTAATTGCCATGCAGTTAACTGTTTCCTCAATTTTCATAACATCACCCCCTCAAAAAATCATTCTTGCAGCAGATACCCTTGTACCCACGTTTCTCTTGCAGGTTAACGAAAACATCATCCAGAACGCGCAGTAAAAAATCCTCGTCGATATCATACCGACGGCAAATCACATCATCAGGCACACCAGCCCGCGCCAGTGAATAAACCTGCTCTTTTTCCTCCTGTGTGAATCCTGCATAGCTGCGCATAATGATATCTCCGATAAGCCTGATGTAGATATACTATGCGCTCGGTGTAGATTGGTCAAGTGTGGTGATGAGGATTTGTCAACAATAATAAATGTTGACGTAGATATGTGAGTGATGTAGATTGTAATCATTGATGCAGCAATGGTGCTGCTGAAAAAGAGGGCTGGATGATGGGATGCGATATTCATTTATACAAAGAGAAAATGATTGATGGGAAATGGGTTTCCGCTGACACATGGGTTAAGGAAGAGGACTGGGATGGCGCAGAATACTTTGAGGTGCCTTGGCGCGAAAGATTCACCGATCGCAACTACAATCTCTTTGCTGAGCATCCTTACTCATTCACCGAGCGTGGAATACCGTTTGATGTATGCACAGAGATTGCAGAAAATATTAATCGCTGTGGTTGTGACGGCCATTCTCATAGCTATCTTTATCTGCATGAGTTGAAATGCATGTTGGAATTTCTTGAAACTGTCACGGTGAATGTTTCAGGAATGAAAGATAAAGACCAACTGGAAGAGCTGCGTAAGTCAATCGCAAGCGGCAACCCTGACTGGAACCTATTGTGGCCATACTGTGGGTGGGCAAGCAGTGATAAATACGAAGAGTTCGACATTGATGTTCCAGCAAATGTAATGCTTGGTGATGGCCTGAAAAAAATCATCTCTGGATTTGATGGCATTGATGGCGAAAATCATCGAATCGTGTTCTGGTTCGATAACTAAAAAATAAAGCCCTCAATCGAGGGCTTTATTTTTATCGCCTGCGACGGATTAGCATTCCGCTACCGCGCTGAACGATATGGTCTCCAAGGCCATATCGTAAACTATCAATCGCGTGATTGTATTTATCAACTATGTCGGGGAGTATGTTCCCTGTTAATTTATCCACCTTGTAGCTGTACATTGTCATTTCTTCAATAACGTGCTTGCATCTTGAGTGTACGTAAATCCTGTCACACCCACGAAGCCATGTAATACCATCTTCAATACTCCCCGGCCATTTTGCGCACGGATGAATATCGAATCCAGATCGGCGTATATGGCTTATTGTCTCAGGGCGAGCGCAATCCCCATACCATCTGTACTTTTCTGAATTTGGGAAGGCCGAGCGCATCGCCTCCGGTGTGTCAGTTATCTCGAGACCAACCTTTGCAAAGTCGCGGTAGATATACAGGTTTCTTCTTCCGCCGCCCAAATCCTCGACATAAGATTCAGTTGCTGCCGTAGCATCCTGTGAGAAACCAAAGTCAATACCATAGTAAGGCCCGCCCCAATCTGGCGACGGCTCAAAATCAAGAGTCTGCCATTTACCCCCAAGCACAGCTTCATCTGAACGCCGGTTAAATAACCCCTCATAAACCCACAGATAGCGATCATAATCAACCGCCTTCATCTGGTTCATATGCTGTTTAAGTTCCTCGGTAAACCAGGGGTTATGGATGTAGTTAACGTTCACAACGACAATATCATCATCCTGATATATCCCATCAACCATCTTATCCACATACGGCTCAACAAAGTTTGTCCACGTGGGATCGGTTTCCCGATTGGGGTTAAAAACAATAATAATTTCAGAGCCAGAGGCGCGAACTGTAGGAATGAGTGTATCCCATGACACCTGACTAATGTTCTCCGACTCCTCGCAGAACACATCGGTAAGTCCAGCCATCCCTTTAATGGCCGTGATGTTGCGCCACATGCCCCGGAATACGAACTTTGACCGCGTGCCGTGGTGGGTTATCTCGCCATCGACGCACCGGTATTCCTGAGCGTGTCCCTTCCTGTTAATTTCATCGACCAGCTCGGCGTAGCTGGACTCCTTGATTGAGTTCTGAATTTCCCGGAAGCAGCCAACCCTGCAATTTCTGAATCTTGCCTTTTCGATAAGATAGGAAACGACGTTAGCCGTTTTGCCGCTGCCCCTTCCGCCATAGAAGACCTTAAACCGGCGCGGATAAAGCAAAAGCTCCATGCGTTCAGGGATTAATATTGTTGGCTCTTCAGTTGTCTCTGATACGCCATCTTGAGTCATTTTAAGTCGCTTGATAACATTTGGCGTGCCATCATCAAGCAGCTTATCGACAATGCCGAAAACAGCAGAGTCTGGCTTCTCCATGGAGTTACCAACCGCTTCTTCCAGCTTTTCGATTGCCACACTTGAGAGTCTTTTTCTAGCCATGATTAAAAAACTCCCCGTGATGTTTCTCTCTTTCTTCCATTATCTTTTTGACTGCATCTTCAATGTTGGCGAACCTGCCAAGATTAACCATCCTGCCATTTATATTTAATCTTGCCATCCACTTGCATCTTGATTTATCCCAATACACACCCTTAACCCCTGACGTGTTGTTTGCCTGTAGCTTTTTGTTGTAACCATTTTGTTGATGGTCAGCCTCTCGCAGATTAACAAAACGATTATCAAGCGTATTGTTGTTTATGTGGTCTATTTCTTTTTCAGGCCAACTACCAGTCATATAAAGCCAAGCCAGCCTATGCGATCTATACCACTTTCTTCCAAAATGAATATAGTGATACGGTCGCTTGCTACCAACGGTGCCGCATAATTTTATTGTTCCTGCTGGCTTCCCGGGCTTAGCCCTTCCCTGCTTGTGTGGGTTTTTCCATGTAAAAATTCCGGTGTCAGGATTGTAATCAAGGATGTGTTTTAATTCTGCTTGCGTAAGCATATATAGATTCCTCATCAGGGCATCATTGAAGTGAATGCGGCAGGCGGTGATGAGTCGCTTTTCGGGTGCCCCCTAGCCGCATTAATTATTATAAATCAGTTACTGTTGTTGCTCCAGTAACTTCTCCAGTCGCTCAAGGCGCGCGGCGAGTTCGGTTAACTCTTTCACGTCAAGCCCAACCTTAATCATAGATACAACCTGAGACGCCACGTCAATTGGAAGTTCTCCACTGGAAACTGATTGAATGACGTCCTCTATCTGCTCTACTGGCGTGGCATCTTTGCGGTATTTAAAATTAACCGGAGGCGCCATGCTTTTTTGTACGGGGCTGATGCGCAGGAATATTTCCTTCAGCATTTGCACGCCTTGAGTCGGGTTTTCCTCAGTCATCTTGATTGACGTCCTGATGAATGCGTCAAGGAATTCCTCCTCGCCAAGCCCGCAGCGCTTTAATGCTTCAATGAGCCTGTTTCTGTAGCTTAATCCTCTGCCAGCAGGCTGGTATTCAGAGGAAAATTTCATTACTGGGTTTGGATTAGCCATTTCTTTTCGTCTTTTCGTATTTCGATATCGTTAGTTTAACACAGATAAAAAAGAACCCGCACAAGGCGGGTTAAAGGTTGGGTGATGATATGAGTGAAGCAATGGTGGTTATGCGATTATTGTACACCATCATTATCACGCTTGCCAGCATAGCACCATGCGTTTTCATCACGAGTCTGCACATGAACGATTTCAAGCGCATCAGGGAATGTCTTTGCCACCTTCGCGATGAAGTCATCCAGTTCGTGCTGCTTTGCGAGGTGCCAGACTTTCGCTTTAGTGGTTTGCATTAGCAAAAGCCCTCGTTGAGCACATGCACTTAATGTCATGAACACCAGCAGCAGGAACAACCTCAATGTAATTACCTATCTGTACCATCATGTAGTGACACGTTTTCATGCTATCCCAGTAGCGTTCCCACATGTTTTGCATTGCGTCGCCAATGTCGTTAAACATAATACAAAACTCCTGAGATAGCTTCCACCAGTGCCAGAGCATAAACAGCAAGGAAGATTTTAGCGCCAGTAGTGTATCGGCGTCGTTGGTGTCTGGTCATTTGTCATTCTCCCGACCGAGGTATGAAAGAGACGTAACCGCATGGACTGCGAATCCATCACGATTAATTAAACCTTTCAGCACCTCAAGGTCTTCTTGTGATTTAATCCTGAAGTTAATCTGAGCAATCCCTGACATTGAGGCCGCTCCACCTTTTGTTATGGCGTTGTAATGATAAATATATCTATTGCTCATCAATACATCTCCACTAAAGCGTGCGCCACATATAGCGCACTGATAATTAATATGAACGGGTAGCTATTCACTTTTCAGGCACTCTACGCAAGTGCCGTTGATGAAGTGATGCTTGTGATCGCTGAGACTTTCGAATTGCTGGTGGGTAGTGTCATGATTCACCTCAAGAAGCCATGAAGCAAACTTCTTGCTGATAGAAATCTCATTAACAATTCTGTTGAATTCAGCATCATCATTAACAGGGACTGGCACAAACCTGATGCCTGCTGATGCAAGCGCATTAGCCATCTCAAGTGATTGCCTTAATTCAACTGGCGATGCTCTGTTCATACCCTAACCCCAATAATCTCTTCGTAATAGCCATCTTCTTCAAACTCAATCTTTGCGATTGTGAATGCATCCTTGTCTGTGATGTCAATCGCTTTGAATTTGCACTTTGCCAGCACAATGCAGCCTGAAATGATTAACCACTTATTCCACCAGCGCACTCGCTTGATTGTCTTGATTGCATATATCTTGTTCTGAGTAAACCAGAACTCGTATGTTTTTACTTTTGCCATATCATCACCATTGAAAATAAGAGCGCTGAATCGAGGTCAGAACACGATAATCAGCTCATCCATTACTCTTCGCTTGCCTTCACCGTTAAACACACGCACAACGCGATTTACGCGGATAGATTCCATTGCATTGCGTGCCTGCTTGCTCATGAAGTTCTGCGCGCCAACGTGACCAAGTTCTTGTTCCAGCTTTTCGCGACGATAGATAGTCTTTGCCATTTGTTACGCCTCGTATGAATTAATGATTGCCTTAATGCGCCGACGATACCACTGCATGATGTGCTCGTTATGCCAGTTGCTCATTTTGCTACTCCTTATACCCTGATTTAGAAACTGCCACTGCGATAATGATGAATGCCACGATAACCAGACTGGCGATAAGTTCGAATGCTGCGCCAGTCATTTGTTGATTCCATAAGCTGAGATTAAAGCCTGCATTGCTGCGTTCCAGAATGCCTCAGCATGAATGCTGTTGTTCTGGCGATTAACTGCAATGCGCGCCATAGCCTGTGCATCTTCAAATTCTTCACGGTCTTTGATTTTCATTTCTTCACCCTCAGTTGTTTCGATGAGTTCAATCTACATCAATGGTTATTCTACGTCAACACACAGAGAAAGAAAAAGCACGGCTAAATGTTAGTGAACGTTAGCTTACATATATAGTTACATACATTACTAATAGTAGCCTTTGTTTATTACATCTATAAAGTATATTAAGATCTTCTTTATATTTATTATATATATTAATACCTTACGCTACATAAACACGAAAACCAGCAATTAAGCTGGTTGATTTGTTAATGAATTTCGTTGATTTTGAATACCGAGTTATCTGGAAGCGAAATTCCTTTTGTTTTCAGTATCTTCCGTTCGCTTCCCGGCTTCCCGAAAATACCCCCCCCTTTTTTTATGATGAGCTTTTTGTTTATCCATTTTTTTTGCTCGGGAAGCGAACACCTAAATTACTGATTTTGCTTAATATTGGCTTCCCGAGAATTTTTCTCATTTACCTATATACTATTGAAAGATAAAGGAAAAATTAATCTCTGAAATATTAATACGCTTTTTCGGGAAGCGTGTCAACTCAGGAGGTAAAGTATGTAGGTTGCTATTAAGTGTTTCTTCGTGTGCTTGCTGAATTATAGAAAAGTTGATATATTAAATTGAGTTTACTGTTGATTGATTGTCTGGAGGTTGTCATGTACAGGTTTGGTAGCGCAATGGCTGAGGTGTATGAGTTTGTTAGCGGGATGTCGATTGGAGAGGTG